TTGTATTCTCGAATACCGTTAACACGCTCTACAACATGGATACGATCTTTTTGCTTATCAAATAATGCGTCAACGTAACTCAATTTGTAATCATCCTTATTAGTCCAACAGTATCGATGGTAGTCAGCAAGAGATAGTTAGCCAACATACCAAACGATTTCCTAGTATAAGCAGCCCAAGCATACATAGAGCAGCCAAGAATCCAAATAGGATATAACGCAAGTAAAGGGGGATTTGGGACGGTGACTGCCATAGTAATACTACACCCAATACTAATAGCCCAAGCCCCCAGCTCAATAATAAAACGGAAGCGATTACTACTCCAGTCATCGCGAATCCATGCAAAGGTATTATACAACAAATCGTTCAAAGAGTCTTGCCCACTGTTTCCAAAATAGTATTGAGTTCGTCGTGATCTCGATTAGTTTCGCCTAGTTTGGCTTTGTGTGCAATTTTAACGGCTTTTTTTAATGTAGCAGGTTTAATCTCTAGTTCTTCTGCAATGGCTTTAATAGTTTCGTTGAGTCCAGTATTCAAGTCTTCAATTTCTTGAAGAACAGTCATGCCCTCGTTAATAAGTTGGGTCAACTTGATTTTTGCTTCGCCATTAAAACTTCGATTGTAATCGCTCATATATGCTCCTAAAAATGTATTATATATTAAATTTACTCGTAGAACAAGTATTCTTTTGTGTGATTGTTGATCCAGTTTGCCGGAGGATAATTAGATTCATCAAACCGAGCGCCTACGTGAAACCAATTTACATTTACTCTAGTCATTTGTAGTAGATGTGTATCGTAGGCTTGATTCATTTTCGATTGGTCAACATCGGCGGAAATATCTGTTTGTTTAATATACTGTTTCCAGAATAGAGGTAACTCATCCAGGGTATATCGATAATCGGCTCCTTTTTCGTGATCAACTGTATAAAGTTGTTCAGCCATTGGGTTAATATTGACAGCATCTTGCTGTCTGTCGCTGTATCCATATCGAACAGTCATACCATCGAAAAATCCTTGTGGAATCTCCAATGGAGGGCAGGTATCTGCACCCACTTGTACATGAGCATATCCGTCAAAGTGTCTAAACTGTTCTTTAGTGGGAATATATAGCTTATTGGATAAAATACCAATGTTGTTCCAATGTTCAGTTCTGAAAAGCAGTGCGTCAGAATTTTTTGCAGTATCTAGATACCATTCGAAATATTGCTTCTTCATAACCCGAATAGCATCGTTGTTAACCATTTCGTAACTGACATAGTTACCACAACTGCTGGGGATGCCTTTGAAATAATGTGCAGCCCTAATGCTTTCTGGATAATGACTGGTCATCAATGTAGCATAAGGATAGGGATCTTGTTTAATAAGTTCTAACCCACGTTTGAATACTTCGATGTTGCTGTCTAAGAAAATATGATCTTCATTGCCTGCAGGAAAAATTAAATCATCATCAATTTGATCGATTTCTTCTTTAATTTCCTGCCATTGACTGATATTGTTTGCTCTATACCAATGGATACTTAATTTATCAGCAGGAAAAATTCCTTTAAGCCATGCTTCCATTTCTGCTTGTCGACCACTGTGACTGTCCGCTAGTTCGAGATTAAAAATAAACTTGCTGGTCAGCGGCTCCAAAGGTGCAAAGCTGGCAAAACTATATTTTGCGATGTCAAACCTGTTGTCGTCTCTGAGATTATATCTAATTATACTTTGGGGGTTAAGTCGTTGATCTGTAATTTTACAATTGAACCAAATTATCATAATAGTTGAAGTTTAAAAAGTTGCTACACTCTAGATTATACAGCAGCGAATTGTATAAGTCAAGGCAGTAGCCGCCCACCCGGTCCTAAGGCACAGGTCTATTTTGTTCCAATTACCAAATACGCATCGTATTCAGTTTCGGGATCTTCGAAAGTTCTCTGACCAGAAAACAAAATTTTGGTTAATGGATAAGTAGAAGAAAATTCTTCTACGCTATTGAATTTATGCACAGCACCTGGGTCGTTGTTTCTTCCTGATAAAAGTATCATAGTATCAGAGGGAATACGTTCAAACCAATCATCGCCAGAAATATTAGTACAACTAAAATTAACTACTAACCCATCGGGGCCTAGGCGTCTATAATCTAAACGGTTAGCGTCTTTGTGCATGGATTTTATCCTAGCGTCTTTTTGCAATTTTGCAAGTTGACCACTGACCTTTAACATGTTTTTATTTTTTTCAACGTTAATGATTTCGTCGAATTCGAATCTTGGATCCATACTAAGCAACAAACCAGCATTTCCGTACCAACTACCTAATATGTAAATAGTATCAAACTTATTTTTAATGTTGCTCAGTTCAGTAAAAGCCCAAAATTTGTTTTCTGTCAGATTGCCGCCTAGACTGCCTTTTAAAGAAAGAGAATTTACTTCGTTGATTCTCATTACAGTGTCCTTATTTTTAATAAACCTGTAAATTTAAAAATTTGTATCCAAATCCAACCCATGTCAACTTCAAACCAACGACGACTCAATCTAGGATTTCCAGGTTCTAAATGATGATTATTGTGAAGCTCTTCGCCACCGATAATAATTCCTATTGGACTAATGTTAGTGCTGCGATCTTTAGAATTACCGTTGCGGTAACCCCACCAGTGTCCGAGCCCATTAACAACACCTGCTGCCCAGAAAGGTATCCAAATCATTTGTATTGCCCAGATTAACAATCCCCACCAGGAAAAGCATAGTAAATTTATAGCCAATAACAAACTAACACCTAAACGACTGTGTTTAGCATAGACATTTTTTTCTAACCAATCATCGGGCGTTCCTACACCAAATTGATTTATCATAATACTGTCTTTACCGGCTTGATGATATAAGAATGCTCCACCAAACAACACGGGGATAATTCCAAATATATATGGACTATGAGGATCGCCTTTTACATCTGTGTCTTTGTGATGCTTACGATGTATGGCCACCCATTGTTTGGTTACCATGCCTGTGGTTAACCACAACCAGAATCTCATTAAATGACTTAGTACAGGATTAAAAGTTAATCCTCGATGTGCTTGTCCTCGATGTAAAAAAACAGTAACGCATACTATGGTAATATGAGTTGCTATAAGAAGATATAAAAATTCAGCCATTGAGCTTATTTTAAACTGGCTCTTAACATCCAGCTGTGTTTATCATGTGCGTCCATGCGTTCTGCCAAGAAGTTACTGATGCCATGTTTTCCTTCACGTTCTGCTAGATCGTAGACCATTTTAAATAACTTGGAAGTTTTATCGCTGTCAGCTAATAGTTCTTGAATCATAGTCATAGCAGGTTGCACTTCGATTTCATCATTAACCTGTGACAGCATACTAAAACGAGTGTAGCTACCTGGAGTATAGCTGCCTAACTTGCGAATGTTTTCAGCAAATGTATCAATGCTGCCATATACTTCTTCGTAGATACCGCCGAATAAACTGTGATATTCTTGAAAGTCTGGTCCTTCTACATTCCAGTGATAGAAATGTGCTTTTAGGTAAAAACTAAACTCTGTAGCAAACGCTATCTTCATTGCTTTAATTAATTCATCCATATTAGTCTGCCTTTTTTCCTTTGTCTTTTTCTGTTACAGGACCACCAGTGACCCAAGCTTTACAACTTCTGCTGCCCGCACATTTAAAATGTAAAAAATTACAGTAACCCAAGTCGGCTAAATTGATACTGGCATTCGCATCTATATTCTTTTCTGTGCCTTTGATACCGTCTGACATACATTGTCTCATGCTATCACTAACATCAAATGCTGCACAATTACCACAAAGCATAGTTTTTGCTGTAGCTGTAGTTACATTAAAAATTTTAGCAGACTTATCCCAATAGTCGTCGGGCTTATCGGGATTGGCTGGCCCATAATTGTAGTTATCTATAGCAGCCTGCCTATTTTTTAAATTAACATCGATGTCGTGCGTAGCAATAGGACATCCTTTGCTAGCTGCTTCCATAATATTAATTAAATTTCTCATTTTTTGTATTGCGATCTAGTTTGAGACCCAACAGGACTAATAACGTTATCTTCACCTTTGGTCTGCGTACCACCACTAAATGCAGATAGATCGTATTCTTTTAATTTAGGACTGCCGAATGCTCTGTATGCGTCTAGTTTATGTTTTGGAGTAGATCCTTCACTGAGATACCATCCGAAACGATCTTTAGACATGTTAAAATCTTGGCGTAAAGATGTAGAGTCAGTGCTGGTAACATTATAATATTCTCGGCTTTCTGACAGATTTTTGAATAATTTCAAACGTTTAGCGGTCATTCCTTTAGCTGCAATATTTCCATTGGGCAACTTAATTGTTCTGTTGGAACCAAAGGGAAGTTCGTATCTACCTGGGCCAGACTGTCTTACTACATTGCCTTCAGAATCAAATTCATACCAGTCATCGTCATTGATATTGCTATAGTTATATTCTGTTGTTTCAGTCACGTCTTCATTTTTCTTTTTTCCGTCACAGTGAGCACGCTGACTAAACCCTTTTGGGTTACTGCAATTAATACTGCTTTTGTATTTTTGACTCCACTTTTCTGCTAATTGATTCTGATCTATATCTTCGTTCTTAACTTTTTTACCCTGCAC